TTGCCGCCCGTTGGCCTGGGGTAGAAGCTTGTCGACGTAATGCCTTGCCCAGTGTCCGCAACATCAGACAATCCATGCGGCGTACCGGCTTTTTGGATGCCGTACAAATCTCCCATCGCGGCAGGACCACTGCGAGGATAAAACAGAGAATTACTCTCCCCTACCGGACCACCGCGCCAAATCTTATGCCAAGCGCCGGCATTCTGCGCGTCAGTCAAGGCGCGCACCGCTTCACCAGCATTGAGCAGAGCCCGATCGGCTGGCGTCACTGATTTGAAATCAGCGCCCTTGCCTGTGGTGAACGTGCCAAGCGGCCGCGCGACAAAGCCTGGGTTTGTTTCAACTGCCCCGCTGGGCGTCGTATACATCCCCTGCATGTCGATCGTCGGCCGCACCCGCATGTTGACGCCAGTGCCTGGTACGCCAAGGCCAGCATAGATCGCATCGCGGCCGCCAGGAGCCGTAGCCCATGTGCTGGCAGGATCCGCGGCAAACGCCGCGCGCCGATCCGCGCCGGCGGCAAGCGATCCCATCATGTGACCAGTGTCGGCACCAGGCTGCGCCTCGTGCGTGGCAAAGTATGTGTGCCGATCGAAGAAATCCCCGATCGTTCTGTTGGCTCGAGCAAACGCCTCGTCGTAAGTGAGCGCAGGATTACGCGCCATGAAATCGAGCGCCTTCTGCCGCACCCACGGCGCAGCCTGCAGCTGCTCGCCCGTCCAATCCGATCGGCCGCCAAGGTTTGCTTTGTTGGCACGATCGACAGCGAGCGCCGTCTCGTAGTCCATGAATGTGTGCTGCGCCGGCGTCATTGCGTTTTTCTGCGCGCTGCCGCTTGCCTCGGTGTATCCCCAGTTCCTGGCATGACGAAAATCATTCACGCCTGTGGCGCCAGGAGGGTTGACCTGATCCGGATTGACTAGGTTTGCGTATTCGCCCGTCTTGTCACCAAGCTGGTACAGGTTTGGATCCTTGGCCTCGACCGCGGCCAGGTGTGCTTCGTGTTGCGCCGGCCGCGCGGCCTTGACCGGCATGCCGGCGATCGCGGCGTTGTTCTCCTTCAACGCAAAATGCACCTCGCTGCCAGGATCCACGCCCGCGGACCATTGCCCCTCTTGATTGGACATCCATTTGTTTTGCACGGGATCGCCGCCGGTGACCTCGTTCACCGCGGCACGATAGCGATCGTACCAATCACCACCACGCGGATCAGCCTGGACGTATTCGTCAAAGCCCTTTCGCGCCGTAGTCAGATCCCGCTTGCCTTCCCAATCTCGAGGCGAGCCGATGTAATAACCTTCCGACTGCTCGCCAGCCTTGATGAGGTGTGGCTGCTGGCGCGCTTGTGCGATCGCGTCTTTCGTCGACAGGCCGCGAATGCTCGGCACCTCTGTTGAGACATCAGCCGGCGCAGATCTAGGAAGATCCTTCGACCATGCCCCGTAACTGTAAGCCGGCGGCGATTGCCCGAATGGCACCCATTTATCGCCCTGCAGCATTTCCAGATTGTTAGGGCTGATTTTAGCAGTTGAAATAAAATCAGGGTGAAGCGGCCCCCTGTTTCCTTCCGGTTTGAAATCACCCGATTGGATAGTGCGGAAAGTCGGGAATTGCTGCTGTAGCTCTACGTTACCGATATGAGACGGGGCTTCAGTTGCAAAAAAAGTCCCCTTGTTCAGTCCGCCAGACCCTATCCCAGCCAAATTATCGGCGGACGAAACGTGATAGAGATACGGCGCTTGACCACCCTCAATCGGCTCCGGCGGCATGTTGTGACCAATACCGGCCGGCGGGATGTATTCGTCTTGCGCCGCTAGTTCTGACATTCGCGGCCGCGGGCGCATCCTAGCGCCGGCCATGCCCAGAGATCCTTCTGGCGCCATGCCGTAACCAGAGCCAACAATCATCATGCCAAGATCAGCACCTGGCTTGATCATCTGTTCGGTGGTGATCGGATTATCTGGTGTCGACTGATAAGCCTGACCTGGAGCTGCTGCAATTTTCGCGGCGCCGGCAACAATGGGATCCGTATGCCACGGCACACCAGGACCAGACAACGCGGCCCACTGCTCTGGCGTCATGCCATAAGCATCAACCGCGGCCAGGTCGCCCATTGTGTAATCGTCTGGCATCAGAGATCGGCTTGCGTGTTACTCGGGTAGAAATAGTTTTGCATCGTTTGATCGGGTGGCATGGCGCGAGGATCTCCAGGGATCGGGATCTCGGCTTGATCTGTCGGCACGTTGCCCCAGCCACCAGGCTTTGCACCTTGGGTGGTCGGCGGCATTGGCTGCGTGAAATAGCGGCTGAGGCTGTGAAGCGTAGGAGAATTAGAAATAGCGGCAATGTCTGGCATCGGCATTGAAGGGGCCGGCGGCATCGGCGGCCGCGACATCGGCGGCACCTGATCAATCAGACTACCAGTCGGCCGGTAGCGGTCTGTCGCCATCAAGCTTCCTATCGAATGCTGTCTAGATGCCACCGCGCCCTCCTGGTCGGAATGCCTGCTGCGTTGTTCTCAGTTGATGCTGCGCGCGCCGCTGCTCTGCCTGCTCTGCCCGCTCCGATCGCTTGGCGATGTTGTCCTCGATTTGCGTCTGTGCCTTTATCAGCTCGAGATGCATGTCCTGCTGTTTTTCTTTCATGTCAGCCTGGTGGCTCTCGCGGTTTTCGATCAGCTTTTCGTTCTGCACCTGCATCTTTACGTTCTGATCGCCCTGCTTGGACGCTAGCCGCATCTGCTCGAGTTTCTGCGCATTGAACAGATCCATCTTCTTGTGATCGTCCTTTTGCTTCAGCTCTGCAGCCTGCATCGCCTGGTCCTGCTGATCCTTGTCGCGCTGGCGCTTGTCTTTCATCTGCTCGATCTGCAGTGCGGTCTTGGCATTAAGCTGCGCCGGATTGTCCTGCTGTGGATTGTCGGCCTGCTGCTGCATCTGCGCCACCAGGTCATCGATGGCGCCATCGAGCGACCGGCCGGCACGGAAGGGCGCAGTCGCAAACTTGAGCAGCTCACCACAGAACGTCGCCGTCTGCGGCTGCGCTGCAATCATCTGCGATAGCTGTGGCAGCAGTCCACTCAACACACCTATGAACTCGCCGCGGCGTTGTTTCTCGGCGTTTTCGTCGGCCTGGATGGTGCTGTCGGTTTCGATGTCGAGCACGAATGATTTGGTGCGGTTGTCCTTGAGGAAGGCCAGCACCTGCTCGATCGTAGGCTTTTCCTTCAGCTTGATGATGGTGCCGCTGGCCGCCTGCTGCATCTGTTGAAACTGCTGCTGGACCTGCTGTGCCTGCTCGGGGTTGGCTTGCGCCTGCTGCATCACTTGCGGATTGCCAAGCATCTGCAGCGCCTGGTTATGATGCTGCTGCATCTGCTCGACCACCTGCTGGATCTGCCGCTGCACCATCGCCTGCGTTGGCAGCTGCGTCTGGCTCATTTCGATCATGGTCACCGCATCGAATTTCTCGGTGATGATCTCGGCCGTAATCTCAGCCAGGTCGCGCGCCAACCGCACTAGCTCGCCCTGCTTGTCGCGCACTCGCGTGGATCCGTAGTCGGTCTTTAGCTCTTGAGCGCCAAGCGTCTCTTGCGGATCCGTCTGCCCGCGCATGATGTCTGACAGTCCGATGATCTGATAGACGTCATCGATCACCTGCTTGCGCAGTGCCACCAGGGCGGTGATCGTCTGCGCAATCATGTCGATCGGCAGCCAGATGATCACCTCTTTGCTGCCGCCAAATGCAGCCCAGTTGGAGATCGGCACGAGCATCCGCCCTGGTGTCTTCGTCTTGATCGCAGCTTGCACTGCATCGGAGATCTCAGCCCCGCCGGCGGGATAAAATCCTTTCGCCTCGAGCGCATCTGACAAAGCATGGATCCGGCCCGTGAGTAGGTTCACCTCCTCGAGCTGGTCCTTGTACTGCAGCACGTCGGGCACCGGCACCAGCGAGTTACGCTGCACCGTGCCATAGGCCGGCTTTGGACACGGGAAGAAATTGAGCAGATCTAGGTGCGGGTCATCCTCGTCCAGAATGTCTTCGCAGCCTTCAGCAACCCATACCACACGGCGCTCGCCTTTGTGCCAGATCTCCCAGAATTTGGCGCGTTCGCGCTTGTCGGCGCCGCCGACTGCCTTGGTGTCTTTGTCAACCTTGTAGTCCGCTTCCTGGTAGGCATCGCCGCTGCTTTCCTTGAACCGTTTACGCGCCTCGCCCCTGGTCAGGTAGCTGGCGGCCGCAACCCACGTCACCTCGTACCAACTGCGTGAGATCGAATGCAAAAAGTCGCGTCGGTTCTTGTACTCGATGCAGACACGTTCGGTTGAATAGTAGCCGGTCTGGTCCTGCTTGCTTTCATAGCGACACCAGGGAACGCCGCGGCCGATCAATGCGACGTCATCGCGCAGCTGCATCATCACGTCATTGATGCGCGCGAGATCAAAAGCGACCGTCGTACACCGCTCGAGCAATTCCGATGCAGCCTGCGGCACGGGTCGCCGGTCCTTGAACTTGGGCACCACAACGGGGACAGGCGGCTTGGCATAGATCGAAGGCTTGAGCACCTCGCAGTTCGCCCAGAAGATCTGGTATTCCTTGTCGCGCGCCATATCCGCCAGCCGACCCAGGCTCGCATATCGTTTCTCGATGTTGTCGCAGTGGTCGTTCCATGGCTGGAATGCCTTCTCGCTCTCGCTCAACAGATTGAGCCAGGCTTTCGCCTTCTTGGGCTCGATCGCCGGATTGTATTCTTGATCATCATGCCTGATGTCTTCCGCGGCCGGCTTGGTGTCATCAGCGTCAGCCATGCTACGGCTCCATCTCTCTGATCACTGCGATGGCAGCAGACGCTGCATCATCGTATTTACCGTCTTTCACCGGACAGTCCAAGCGACTGCGGTTCGCCGGCCATTGGCAGCACCGGTTACCTTCACACGTTCGCGACATGCAGATCGCTTCTGCAACGGTCCTGAGTACCACGTCTACGATCGATCTCATTCCAGATCCTTGCGGCGCCGGTACACCCTGGCGCCAAGCGCGAACGCCAGGACGTGTGGCGTGAGATTACCCAATGGAACGTGAGCCACCATCCACATCGCGATCGCGCGCAGATGTCTCATAGCCTGATCCCCTTGCGATCGTCTTCCGGCGGCGGAATGTGCCAACCACGTTCGGCCTCATCGGCCGGCGGTGCGCGCTCGACGTAGCGCCACGCCAACGACAGATAGCGGAAAGCTGCTGACGGATGTGCGGTCCAATCATGAACGTCAGTGGCGCGAAATGCTTTGCGCTCATCGTCCCATTCGCGCCGGTATTGCTCGAGTGCAGCGATACCCGTTTCCTCTGTGCGTGGGTGGAAGATGCATAGCGGCAACGTACGGCGCACTGCGTTGATGCCATCTTGGAACGTAGCCCATGGTACGAGCATCGGGTTCAGACCGAATGCCTTCATACTTGCCACGCGCGTCCGGCCGGCTCCCCACTCTTTGATCTTTGCGTCATGCGGCACCCAATCAATGCCATCGACCCAGCCATATGTTTTGCGGCGCAGCTCGATCTGTTCGGCAAAGTGCTCGACGTCGCCGCCACTGCGCGCGTAGTGGTCTAGGATTATTATCTGGCCGCCCTGGAGCTGGAACCACCACACAGACGTGTCATCACGCACACCAAGATCCCAAGCGCGATGTACCTGCTCGCCGGAGATCGCATCGATGTCGATGATGCGCTCTTCACTGCGTACCTGCGCCATCTCGAGCGCAAAGTACGCGCCCAGGATCGAAGCCTGCCAATCACAGAAATATTCCTGGCGATACTGCGCGCGGCCGACATCGGCGCCGTAGAGCGCAGTGTATTCCTTCAAGGTTTCGGCAAGAGCTTCCTTGGTGAGAGCGCCGGTATCATCCGCGGTGAGGAGTTGGCTAAACCAATCGGGCGATTGAACTGAATGCTGAAACATGGCGAACGCATGATTGCGTCCTCGGGGAGTAGTGATGAACGCCGCCCAGCCGTTGTTTTCCTCGAGCATTGGTCGGTGGTAGGCCCAGGCGCTGGGATTAGCGAGCGCCCACTCTGAGTAGACAATGCCGGCGACACTCGCGCCAACTGTTGCGTTGTACGTGTCACTACCGATGCATTGCCACGTCGAACCATTCTTGAGCCGGATAAACATTTCGTTGTCGTTAGTGTTAGCTCGGATCCGCGGTGGGAAGACTTCATCGATGCGTCTCTTTCCTGAGTGTGCGTTGATTGCAGTCCAGATCGCTTTGCGCGACTGATTATATTCCGGCAAGCAGTGCCAGTAATTTCCGACACGCTCGAGCGCCGACACGGCCGTGTGGTGCAGACACACTTCGTCTTTGCCGGCGCGACGATGCCAGACAGCCATCGCGCGCTTGCCACCACGCGCCAGGTAATTCCAAAGTTTGCTTTGATGCGACCGCGGATGCCATCCGTTGTACGGAATATCAATCTCGTCTGCAGCGAGCAGTGTCATTCGTCCGTCAACATTTTGCGAATGAGAATTTTGATGTCGCCACCATCCGCATCGCCGGCGATCGGCTGTATTGGCCTGCCCCAACCACGCTCGAGCAGAATATTAGCGGCCGCAACGCTGATGCTGTTGGATTGATCTTTGCCAGGGCTGCTGACAAGCGCAGCCAGCCTCTCGATGCAGCTGTTAGTATGAGCCCTCGCTAGCGACCGAATGTCGGGCGGTATTCGTTTTCTAGGCAATAGCTTAAGGGGTACCCCCCTCCTCCCTAGTCCTGGTTGTGTGGCGGCGGCGGCGCATTACCGCTCCCGGCAACCATCGTCAATCTGTGCTCGAGCGCATCGATACGCCGGCGCAGCTCGTCGAGCTGCTTTTGTCCATCGGCGCGTATTGCTGCGATTTCTTTGGTGGCTGTGAGTACCGCGACAGCCAATGCTGCATTCATCTCGTCACGCAACGCAGAGATCTCTCCCTTGATTGTCATGCTGGATCCTCAAACGCAGAGAGGGCGCACAAACGCCCTTTGCGGGAGAATGCGCGCCCTCTCGTAGTCTGGTCAAGCTATCTACACGAGCAAGAACCAAAATCCCAGACCTAGCGGGATACCGAAAGTAAGCCCAAACACGATTAGGATCTCGGTAAAATCCTTACAAACACCTGTAAGGGAAAGACCAACGAGCAGCCAAATAATCAGCACATTCCACAACATCAATTGTCCCCCCTCTGCCACTTGGGTACCAAAGGCTTTTCATTGTGAGCCACCAACGATCGCAGCAGCAAAGCTGCAGCCACTGGGATCTCCGATTGCCCTAGGACGATCCTCCTGGCGGTACGTCCAGACAGCCCGATGTACCGGCCGGCGCCCACCTGGGTCATGCCCAATTCCTTGATAATTCTCTTGAACTCTCGCCCAGACATGGTGCGTTTCGATTGCCATTCACTCATTTTTAACCTCCTGTTGCGATACCCCTATGTAGGACGCTCAGACAGGCCTGTCAATATGGCCTAAATTGACCCCTTGACAGGTAGGACCAGCCGTCCTATATCAGCCTCATCGCAACGGAGAAATGAAAATGACGAAAACGAACCTGACCACCACCATTGATGCCTTGGGCGAAATCAAGGCCCAGATCGCCGCCCTCGAGATCAAGGAAAAGGCCCTCAAGGCCAACCTCGCTGATCTCGCACCAGGCGCCTACGAGGGGGAGCTGTTCCGTGTCTCCATCTCGCAGACCGATCGCGAGACGCTCGACATGAAAGCGGTTCGTGCCAAGCTGTCGCCCCAGTTCATTGCGGCGCACACCAACGTCACCCCGGTTCGTACCGTTAAGGTATCGGCCCGCACTGGCAAGGATCTGGCAGCATGAGAACCGCAAATTATTCGCCAAAAGAAAGGGTGCTGGCCTATTGGGCCAGCCCCAACCGACAAACCTTCATCGACGTTATGGACCTGGACGAAGCGAAAGAGCTGATCGAAGAAAGCGGTGTGCAACAAGATCTCAAGATCATTTCCTACTTTGAAACCAGCGGAAAACCTGTAAGCTGACACCATCGTAATGCGTAACCCGTTCAGCCCCGTTGCCCCAGCGTCTCCCCAGGCGCTGGGGTTTTTCATGACATCTGCGGGATCTCGTCGTTGAAGGGCACGTCAAACCCCAGCGGATCAAGCGCCTGCAGGGGGTCATCGACCTGGCGCTTGGTGCGCACCACCGTCACCCCTGGATACGTCAGCTTGGCTGCCACAAGTTCGCGATTGATCTCCAGTAGCCTCGCAATCTCGTCCAGGGTGTAGACCGCGACCTGGCGCTTTTCAGCGATCACGCTCCTCGCCATGGCGGCATCAGGTACGATCGCGGCCACCGTGCCGTCCTCGAGCGTCAGCTCCCAAACCTGCAGCGGCTTAGGCAGGGCGCCGGCGGCATGTGCTGCGACGTCGAGCGTCTCCCACGCCAGCATCATGCGGGAGCATTCGCGCCGCATATCCTCGAGGGTGCCCTTCTGGATCGCTGCCTGCAGCTTGTACCGCTGTCGATCGAATTTCTCCCTCAGTTCAGGACCGACCACGAGGCGCAGGCGATCGCAGCCCCAGTACCACTCGAGGCGCGCTGCCAGTTCGTCGACGCCATCGAGGTACGCCCGCCCCGCGATGAACGAGCCGTGCGTCCCATCCCACCGCTTGAGCACCCAATCGGGCACCGCGGGCTCCGCCTTCGCCAAGTTTTTAATTTTGCTCATAACCTCACCCCAAGGTTTTGATTGGTTTTGGCTTTTATTTTTTTATCGCGTCTTTTGAAGGAGTTTCGACAATAACTGCAAAACCCACTCAAATTTGGAGCCTTTCCGTCAGGTCCGCCAATCGTCTCCACGATAAGTATAGGCGTAATACACACCCTGCACTCGCTAGCCCACCCAGCTATGCCATCTTGAGAACCATCATCACGAGTGATGACACGATGATAAACACGTTCAAATTTCGTCATGTTCGCTCCTTGCTTTGAGGCGCGCGGCCTTAAAGCCGCGCCAGCCTCTCTCTTAGGGTTACTTTCGTTACTTTCGTGTCAATGATTTCAATGACTTACAGCCAGACTCTCGTAAAACGAAAGCGTTACTTTCGTCCATGTTATCAGATACATAAGACAGCACTTTCGTTTTGACCCCCTTACTTTCGTGCCACTTTCGTGACAGAAAACCCTTATAAATCAGCAATTTTCTTATAGCCTTTGATGTGGTTCTCCTTGTCACGAATGTCCTCCACTATCACCTTGTTTGCTAACCATAAATCGAGTAATCGCTCGACATTTTTGGCCTTTAGTGAAAATCGCAAAACGATGTTGCGAACGGCAGCCCTAGAGCTGTTTGCTGACCGGCAAAATGGTGTGCCGCTCTTCCATTCTTGGTCGATCGCATTCAGAATTTTACGACCCACATCAAGGTTGGGAATGTCACTCGGTGGCTCCGTATCGGTGCCGTCGATCGCCAGCGAGCCGCGACCCATCGCCAGGTCGATATGTTTCACGTCGAACGCCCGCGCCCAGCCGGCTTCTCCGTCCTTTACCTTCTCTACGAATACTGAACCTGTAGACGCACCTACCTCGTATCGCGTCTCGATAATGAAATCGGCGGCCGCTGGGATGACCGTGGATCCACGGAAGCCACCCTGCTTGTTCGTGTGGTGGATCCCGACCACCACGCAGCCATACCGCTCTCGCACCTGGGCGCAGGCGTTGACGAAGATCGTCATGTCCTTCTGCAGGTTCTCGTCGCTGCCGGGGAGAACCTTGGACACAGTGTCCACAAACACGGCGGCGATCGGGCCGCCGGCGCGCGCCACCGCCGTCTCCAGGGTCGCCAACAGGCGGCCGATATCGTCGCCACTCATGAAATTTATACTTTGCTTGATTAGGAAGAACGGCGCGCCGTCAGCGTTCGCATTGCGGTTACTCTCCCAGGCGGCGATCCTATACTTCAAAGATGCTTGCCCCTCGGCGCAGATGTAGATCACGGCGCCTGGTTTTCTGAGGGTATAGCCCCACCAGGAGGGCTGCTTGGTGGTGATCGACAGCGCGATGTCCAGCCCGATGAAGGTCTTCAAGGATCCTGGCGGCCCGAAAATGAAGCCTAGCGACTGCTCGACGATAATTTTTTCGACCACCCATGAGGGGTCTGGAGCGCCCTTGATGGCGGCCACGTCGAGCAGCTCGAATTGCTTGGTTGGGTCGGCCTTGGCCTGCTGCTCGCCTTGGGTCGATGCCGATGCAAAATCAGCCGACCAATCATGCGGCTGCTCGCTCTTAGGGTTAGGCTTGGCTGCATCCGCGACCATCTTGGGCGAGCCCCAGTGGCGCACCGTCGCCTTCCACTTGCCCTCCATGGCGGTCATGCCGCGCCCCTCACGCTCGAGGCCGGCGGGCTTGTCTCCAGGCAGGCGGCTGGTGACGCGGTTTTCGTAGTCGCGGTAGGCGTCCGACAACGCAGCCGACTGCTCGAGCAGCGGCGGCAGGACCGGCGCCTTGCGGTACAGCTCGAGCACGGCGCGATAGACGATGTCGCGCATCAGCTTTTCGCGGCCGTCCTGCACGTTGCCAAAGGCGTCGTAGGCTTGTTCTGGCGTGGCTGTAGCCTCTGCCGGCGCCGCCGGCTTGCCGTGTGCCCCCAGGAGGGCTTCCAGCTCGTCCATGAGCCATTGTGGGGCGGTAAGCAGATCCACCTGACCTGGCGCGCGCCCTTCCAGCCACCTGTAGCGGCGCCCGCTCGCATGCAGAGACGGCGGCAGCACCGCAAAGCCGGCCTGGCCTCTCACATCGACGTTGAGGGCTGTAGAGCCATTGCCGATCGATCGGCCCTCGGGACATTGAAAGAACAGCTGCCGGCCACCACCGCCGGTGATCTGCTCCCACGTCTCCAGATCCATGCTATTGTTGTGGACTGCCAGGCAGCCGTTCCACCAATTCAGTGCCTCTGGGCCTTTGTAGGTGTCGAGGTCGAGCATAAACCTAGCCCCCGACGCCTTGCCCAGCACCACGCCAATATTGTTGGTGCGCAGACGGCCGCCTTCGGCGCACCAGGCGGCGAAGGTGGCGTCAGACACCAGCTCGTTCTGGAACTCCTTCCATGGGCCCAGCGGCATCTTGCCTTGGCAGGGAATGACCTGGAGCCCGTGCGCGCGGTAGTGCCCAGCCCAGATCCAGGTGGGTTGATCGAACTCAAAGAAGTCTGCTATATCCATGGAGCACCTTGTGTGTACCTGTGAACTTTCCGGTGAGCAGGATTAAAGGGTCGGGCGCGTACAACCGCCCGACCCTCATCATTTCACCACTTAGCCAAAATCGGAAGCGGAGATTGTGCCGGCTGACGGCGCCGCTGCACGTTGACCACCGGTAGCGGGTGCTGCACCGCTGGCCGCTTGTGCTTGTGGCTGTGTGCTGCCGTTCGTCTTCGGCGTGTGTTGTAAGTCACCACGCGGCACCCAGGCGGCGATCTTGAACGTCGGCCGGTAGTTGGTGCTGCTCTTTTCGCCGGATCCGGTTTTTACCGGTGACGTGCTCTCGAGCACGAGCACAGGCAACTCGCCAGGGTGTTGATCGACGCCGGCGGCGTTGAACTTGGCTGCTCGATAGGCTTTGACCGCCTCTTCGATGCCACCCAGAAACGCCTTCGACGTGCCGGCCAACTCACGGATCGGCTTGTCGCCGCCAATATCCTTCGACAGCTTCACCATGAAACGTAGACCGTTCTTGTGGTTGGTGCTGGGCCGATCGGGGAGCTTGGATCCAAACGGCACCAGCTTGAAATCCGGTGCGGCGCCTGGGACAAAGTTGATCCAGCCCACCTCAAGGTTATCGAAGTCTGCGATCGCCTTGAAATTTTGCGTGATGTCGATCGGGTTGCTTTCAAACTTTCCACTGCCAACGTCGATACGATCGACACGGAAGAAACGTCCAGACCGCGCGTCGTATTTGAGGATGGGGAGAAAGTCGCCACCGCTTGACGGCTCAGTGCTAAAACCAAAAAGACTTTCACTCATTTCCAGTTCTCCTGTTGCGACAGTAAGGCCTGTCGCGGCGCCACACCGGATGTCCCGGTATTGGATACTCAGCTCTCGGGTGGGACGTGCTTCTCGTACGGCCCAGAATAATCAGTCATGTCGTGCGGCGTCGGTGACGCCCGCGTCTCGAAAAACTCTCCCAGCTCAGGGTGATTGTCCATAAACCAGCGCGACAGTTTTGGCGTCCAGTTGTTGTTGCACTTGAAGCTCATGTCGCCTTTGTCGATGTGATAGTGCCAGCGAATGCGGTGCAGAACGGCGCGCGCAGAGTAGCGCACAAACCCGCGCCGGTAAATTTCCAGCGACAGCTTCTCGAACAGGTGGACAACGTCCGCCGGAATGCCGGATACGCTTTTGCGTCTGCCATACTCGAACAGGTCGTCGTCGGCCATGGCTAGTCGGACCCAGGAAAATCATTGCCCTTGCCGCCGTTGAGGTAGTTGATGAAGGCAAAGGCTTCTTCGTCGCTGCTACAGTCGCGCAGCGAGTACCATATGGTTTCGCCACCGCTAAAGTGGTGAATGCCGACAGTCCAGATGTCCTCGCCCTGCGCTTTTTTAACGGCGTACATTAAATCCCCCAATATTCGAATGCGAGTTGGCGTGATTGCGGGTTGCCCCAATAGAAGCTGTCTACATCAGGCACCGTGATTGTCAAAAAATAATTGGGATCGCTCGACAGCGCCAGAAAGTTTTCTACGCGCATTGCAATGTTCAAGAGTGCCTGTCTGTGATCGCGGATGTTCTCGAGGCGGTAGGCTTCCAGCTTTTTCGGCGTGACGTAGATCAGACGCGCATCGATATTGTCGCTCTCGGCATAGAGCGCCACCTGGCGCGCGTGGTTGGTCTTGATCTCTGACGGCATTCTTTCCGTTGTCTTCAAGTCGCCCAGGATCCCATGCCGACCCCACTTGTAGTCAAAATAGCCAACGATCGGCAGCCGCAAGCCATCCGGCCGCCACTCAACGAAGCCTTGCAGCTCGTCCGGCTCACCATACTGACGTAGCTCTGCAAGGGCTGACGCCACCATGCCGGGAATTGTCTCTCGGTACTTTTCACGCCGCGGATCTGGCGTGAGCGCAGTGAGTGTGTCGTACCTGGTAAGGGCAACATCAGTGCAAGCATCGAGCGGCGCCTTCAAGTTCACCAGGCCTAGCGTAACGCCATCCTCGACAGCCTTGCCGCGCTGCGCCGGCACACCGACAATTTGATCAACGCCCAGGATGCGCTCGAGCACGAACATCGCCGGCTCTGCAGCAAACAGGTTGAGCGATGATGGCGAGTGCCGCGGGTAGATTTCAGTGGAGATCATTTGATGACCTCTCGCGGGCGTTTTGTCAGAACGCCTTTTTGTTTCAGAAAATCATGCAGCACCTTGCGCACCAGTGACGCGACAGAGCGGCCATCGCTTTCGGCGTATTT